ACATAGCTTTTGCCAATACCTTGCCAGATGTCGGCTTTGTTTTCGGTAGCGGTACATTCAGCAATTTTCCAAGTGTGTGCATATATGCAATATTGTTATACCGGTCTACTCGTGGATTGTTCCACTTAGAAACATCTTCAATGGATTTGATTCCATCTTCGTTTTCTACCAATACATAAAGTTTGATTCCGTTGTTTTGAGCAAGAATACACTCATCACGAAATCTTCCATGCTGACGTCCGCAGATGTTTCCTACAATCTCCTGCATATCTTTCTTAGTATCTACAGATACATCATAAGTTCCAAGGAAATCCATCTTTTTAAGTTCCATTTTTCTAGCTGATTTTCTATGGATAACATCCGCTACCTTGTCTGTGGCAATTATGTAATCTCCAACTGGCAATGGTGCACGCAAGACTTCCATATCGTGGCTTTTGAAATATCTATTCTTAAGGATATGCAAGCCCTCTTTCTGTCCTTTATCCTCAATTATTAACACGTATTCTCCTTTCTGGCGGTCACTTTTAGCAACCGCCAAAGGTATCTCATGGCTTTTGATAAAATGTTTGTGATATATTAAATTCCTTGCCAAAATTTCAGATACCGCATAAACTGGTTTCTTTTATGCTTTCACATTGGTGTTTCAACCTATCAAAACGGGCAAAGGTTCATATCAACCTCTAATCCTTTTTCCGCTATATAAACATCCGCTCCATATTTAACTGTTTCTTCTGTCTTTTGTTTGAATAATGCCGAATCTGCTGATTTATCTGATAAGTGAATTAGAACGACATTTCGCAATGCCGGATTATCGTTAGTAGAAATAAATTTAAGTGCCGTATCAAGGCTCATGTGCCCTCGTAGGCGGTGTTCATAGTTTGGCTCGTCCCGATTGACAAATTGCATATCGTAATTGCTCTCAACCATAAAATGATTGACATTTTTGAATCGGTATTTGATGTACTCGGTATCAGATGCATACACCAAACTACCCATTTCTGGATGCGTAATGTAAAAGCCATAGCAAGGAACATCGTGTACTAATGGAAAAATTTTAATTCTGAATTTCCCCATAGAAACAAGATAATACTTCATTTTATCGGCATCATATTCGGGAATTCCTGTACCAAAGCAAGCCGAATTGATTCCTGCATTTTTATATTGCTCGAAATATTTATAATGGTCTCCATGTTCATGGCTGGAAATCATGCCGACTATCTTCATTACATTGAAATTCAAGGCTTTCTTGACTTCCATGAATGGCAACCCAGCTTCGATTATCAAGGCTTCGTTTTCATTCTCCAAAATATAGCAGTTGCCGGATGAACCGGAACCTAGGACTTTAAGCTTTATTTTCAATCACTCCCTTCGCTTTCTCGATAATCTCATCATCAAAATTCGCTAGAACTTTTCTGTAACTTTGCTTTTCAAATATTCCTCTCATTTTTCTTTCATTCGGATTATGACAAAAAACCTTGAAAAAATTATCAATATTGGATTGATGTTTAATTCGCTCAATCTCTGGAAGCCGTACCTCAAACTGTTCGTTACCAAAAACATCTACGCCCTGTTTGACAATGCAGTCCGTAATCTCGTAATCAATACGGTTCACAGCTTTTGGTTTTTCCAATATCCACATTTCCCTAGTAAATTCCGCATCCGGCACATATTTCTGAACTTCATCATTGCTCATGACCTTGTCAGCTTTCAGATAGTAACAATGAATGATTACCGGCAAGCCAAGCGATTTCATATTTCGTACCACCAACCCGGCTTGCGGTATTGCGTTCAAGGCTTCAATTATGCTTGGTGCTACGCATATCCGTTTAATCGTGTTGTTTTCGCCCTCGCACCGCTGTTTTGGAACTCTTGGAATAAACTCATCCACTAAGTCAAATGAAACGTGAACCATAGGCTACTCCAATTCTTCCTCTGTTGGGAACTGAAAGACACCTCCAATAACAGCTTTAGTCATTTTATCATTCGGAATATAAATAGCTTTTTCTTTGTCGAACATCGCTATATTACGGCATGCATACGCATATTGCAGGTCTTCCATAGCTTTCCGCGCTTTTTCTTCCGTAGAGTACACGGCTAATTCAGTATCGTCCGCTATCGTTTTCTTATTTGTAAAGCTCTTGTTAATGAAAAATATACTGGTTCTGTATCTGCTTATAATAACTTGTTCATATGGAACATCAAGCGTTCCATTCTGTGATATAACTCTCATACATCCACCTCTAATCTTTCATAAAGTCCGGTACGTTCTCGTCATTCTCAACGACTTCTCCGGCTACTTTTTCTGGCTGTGGTTCAACTACTTCGCTCCCGGTCTCAATAGCTTCGGATTCAGCTACAACAAATGGCTCTGAATTGGCATTTTCCGCAATTTCTTCCTGCGTCTGCTGATAAGTTTCATCCATCTGCATAAGAGACTGTTTTGCAATAGCATTAAGGTCTTTTGGATGCTTTTTAATGGCGTTATTACGCATTTTACGAACAATCATAGATTCCGATGTATCAAGCCATGCGGCACTCATATATGGTCTTGCAACTTCACAAGCAAGCATATCTTCCAATGTTTTGCATTCAAGAAGAGCCTCTATAATTTCATCTTTCTTAGACTTAATTTCTGCTTTCTGTTTATCGGTCGCCTTGCGCTTATTCTCACAGATGCCGAATGTTTCATTCAAAAGATTGTTGCGTACATGAGCCAAAAGATTCCCTTTTACGCTTTCACGCTCTGCAATCATGTACTCGATTTTTCCGTCATTCATTTCAACAGGATAAACAACACGGATTACTTTCTGTGACAATCCTTTTTCTTCCCACTCCGGCGGCGTAACTTCAACACCTCTGTGCTTCGGATATGTAAATTCATCCCCTTCTTTCACAAGCCATACCGGATAAACCTTTTTAACACCAACACCGAAATTACGGAGAAGTGCATCGTTTCCGTCTCCCTCAATACCCATTTCAACCTCTTTATACCAATTTCCATTAGCATCCTGCTTATTTCTCAACTGGAAATAGCACTCTCTCGGCACGGCATTTGCATTAAGTTTAAGGCTGGAAACCTGCCCGATAACCTGTCTCAAATTAGAACCATTCAGATTTTCCATAGCCGCCTTATTCGATGTAACAAGGTTGTAAATAGCACTCATAGATGCCATAACGCACTGTTTGGAATAATCATCAAAGGCAAGACCATGTTCTGCAAAATCACGCTCCATAAGTCCGGTATACTGATTTGCGTAAAATGAAAGTCTTGTATTCATTTCCTGCTTAACTGCAACTTCCTGTTTCTTTGTTTCTGCCATAATTATTTTTCCTCGCTTTCCATGATGATTTTTAATTTGTTTTCTGCTATTTCAAACTTTTCTTTTGCCGATTCAAGTTCCTTTTCTGCGACTTCTCTAAACTTTTCTTTTGCATAATCGTAATTCGGCTTTGTAAGGAAAATATTTTCATAATAGCCAGTAATTTTCCCTTCGTCCTCTTTTCTAACAAAGCTCATGCAATTTGGAAAACCTCTTTTCTTATCAACTGGATAATATGTCTTTGGTTTTTCAATCACTTCCACTTCTGTGACGGAGATTCCGTCCGAATTAAGTCCATAAAAATAAAGTTTCACTGCTTTTCCTCGCTTTCCTCATATTTCTTCACAACCGCCACCTTATCAGCACCGTAGGTTTCCACCCACTTCATATCCACCGATTCATCCGTAACTTTCAGCTTTGCGCCTTTGGCATTTAAAACCATGTCTCCGGCTTTTACATCGTCTGATGTAGCAAATATATATGACCGGCTCTGGTTTGGATATTTTGCTTTTATGTAATTCATTCTGATACCTCCGCAATCTCTCCATTTTCAATCGTATACCAAGTATTCGGCTTGATATTTTCCCCATCAACCTGCACCATTTTTGCACCGTTAAGAACCCATGCACTCTGGTTATTTCTGTCATATTCTGTATCATCTTCTGAACCAGTGTATTCCCAGTCTGCAAAAACAAGAAATGCCCCAAGAACGCCCTTGGCTTTTGATTTGTAACCCCAAGCAACAGCTACTGCATCCTTGTCTTCTGCCGAGGATGCTCCACAGTATCCGGTTGCCGAGGATGCTCCACAGGTGCCGGTTGCCGAGGATGCTCCATAGGTGCCGGTTG